CGTGATCCTGACGGATGCTTTGCGACGAACGTTGCGCCGACGGACAAGCCCGAGGACATCTATAAGATGGTCGCCGACTACACCTACCTTAAAATCTGCCGGGACGCAAAAGATGGCAAAAATTTTTCGAGGATCTGGAAAGACTTTGGTTTGACCCGCAAGATGGCGAAGCGTCCTGTGATGTGTTATTCCTACGGCTTGACGCCTTACTCGAACCGGGACTACGTGAAGCAATGGTATTTTGAAACGTTGGAGGAAGAGGCTAAACCTTGTGTCTTTGGGCGTGACTATAAATACCCTGCGATCAAATACCTTGCCGACCACCTGTGGGACAGCATTGAGGAATTGTTAACCAAGCCAAAGAAAGTGATGGATTGGTTACAAGAGGTGGCGATGTTAAAGGCACGAGACAACGGACCGTTGGAGTGGATAACACCGAGTGGATTCAAAGTCACACAGGATTACCGGAAGCAAGTCTCTCGAAAGGTATCGACGTGGTTGCACGGTTCTTTGACAGCAGTGAGATTCAAGGATACCACCGACGAGATTGACAGCCGACGACAAGCCAATGGCGCAGCCCCAAATGTTATTCACTCGTTGGACGCTTCTGGTCTGGTCTTGACAGTGAACGAAGCGCACCGCCGGGGGATCTATGACTTTGCGATGATCCACGATTCGTTCGCCACCCACAGTAACAACTGTGATTTACTTTCTGCTTCCATTCGAGATGTCTTTTGTGATATGTTCTCGAACGATCTGCTCGCTGACCTAAAAGAGCAATGGGAAAGCGATGGGTTGGAGCTGCCGCCCCTTCCAGACTACGGAGACTTTGATGTTAACACCTTGCGTGATTCAAAATACTTTTTCAGTTAACAACTGACTGAGAAAAACAAAGAAATAAAGAAACTATGAAACAACTAACAACGCCTATTGGCAAAGCCCTGTATCCGAAGCTCGTCACTCCTGACACCAAGTTCAACGCCGCCGGAGTTTATTCCGTCACGTTGGTTCTTTCAAAGGAGGATTACGAAACACTCGAAGCACAGCTTAAGCCTTGGCTGAATAGTGAGTATGAAAGACTGCTCAAAGAAAGCGGGAAGAAAGAACTTCGCCGTGCCCACAACACACCCCTTCGGATTAACGATGACGGAGAGTATGTGTTACTTGCAAAGCAGGTCGCCTCAAAGGAACACCCAACACGCGGCTTGATGAACTTTAACGTCGGCTTGTTCGACAGCCAAGGACGCAAGATCCACAACCCACCGAACATCGGAAGCGGCACTACCATGAAGCTTGGGGTTGAGCCATCGGCTTGGTATGTGCCGTCGCAAGGCTTCGGTTATTCGCTTCGCTTGAAGGCAGCACAGATCATCGACCTTGTAGAATACAGTGCCGGTGGTGGTGGCTTCGCGTTCGACGCTGAAGATGGTTCGTTCGTTTCGGAAGACTTGGACGACGCATTTGACAACGACACGAAGGATGCCTCGGTTCCGTTCTAAGTTTGAACAGAAGTTGGCCCTCGATCTGAAAAGGTCGGGGGTTGACTTTGGCTACGAGAGTAAGTTAATCCGCTACCTTAAGCCTCACACCTACACACCGGACTTTGTGTTATCTAACGGTGTGATCATCGAGGCTAAGGGGCGGTTCCTTTCGTCTGACCGGGGTAAGCACTTGTTAATCAAGAAGCAACACCCGGAGTTGGACATAAGGTTCTGCTTCATGCGTGCGTCGAACACTCTCAACAAACGAAGTAAGACCACCTACGGGGACTGGTGTGACAAGCACGGGTTCCTTTGGTGCGAGATGAAAATACCAAGAGAATGGGTTATCTAGCAACTCACCAGCCGTGTGTAAACTGCGGCTCATCGGACGCCTTGAGCGTCAACGGTGATGGTTCTACGTTCTGTTTTTCGTGCAACCATTACGACCGTTCCGAGGCTACGACCTCGATCACATTAACAACACCTGATATGAAAATAACAAAGCCTCAACCAGAAGCTCCTCCCGGCGATTTTGTCGAAGGCGAGTATCTGGAGATAGCACCTCGTGGCATACGCCTCGATACCGTCCGAAAGATGGGCTATAGGATTGGTAAGGTTGGAGGCAGGGCGTGTCACATTGCTGACTACTACGACGACAACCGCCGCCTAATTGGACAGAAGCTACGCTTCGAAGGGAAACGATTTGAGATCCGAGGAGACATTGCTAAACGCTTCTACGGACAACATTTGTTTCCAATGGGAGGTAAGAAAGTTGTTATTACCGAAGGAGAGATTGATGCGTTAAGCGTGTCGCAGATCCAAGAGAACAAGTGGCCGGTGGTTTCGATCCCTACTGGTTCCACCTCCGCTGTCAAAGTATTCAAGAACAACCTTGAGTGGCTCGACAAGTGGGACGAGGTGATCCTTATGTTTGACGAGGACGACGCCGGGCGTAAAGCCGTGGAGAATGTCGTCGGATTGTTACCGCAAGGGAAAGCCAAGGTCGCTCGCTTGCCGTTAAAGGATGCCAATGAGTGTTTGATGCAACGACGTTCGGACGAAGTAATCAATGCGATCTTTCGGTCTAACATCTGGAAACCTGACTGTATTGTGGACGGGGCGACACTGCACGAACGCCTTCTCAATCCTAAGAACACCGAAAGCATACCGTATCCGTTTCAAGGTTTGAATCACATGACCCGAGGAATACGCAAGGGAGAGATTGTTACCTTCTGTGCGGGATCTGGTATCGGTAAGTCACAAGTGTGTCGTGTCATCGCCCACCACATCCTGACCACCACTGATAAGTCTGTAGGTTACATCGCCCTTGAGGAATCAGTGGAGCGCACAGCACTTGGCGTGGTTGGATTGGAGATGGGGAAGTTGTTACACCTTGACCCAGCTTCGATCAAAGACTCCGACGAGTTTAACAAAGCTTACAACAAGACAGTCGGCTCTGGTCGCTTCTGGTTATATGATCATTGGGGGAGCTTGGACCCGGAACGTTTGTTATCTCACGTCGCCCACATGTCGAAAGCCATGGACGTCGAATACATTGACCTTGATCACGTCTCGTTGGTTGTCAGTGGAATGCAAGACGGGGACGAACGACGGATCATCGACAACCTGATGACCAAGCTTCGGTCACTTGTGGAGGAATGTAACATCGCCCTTCTTCTTGTGTCACACCTCAAGCGTCCGTCGGATGGTCGAGGTCACGAGGAGGGAGCGTTAACATCCCTTGCACACCTTCGGGGTTCGGCAGCTATTGCACAGCTATCGGACATGGTGATCGGCTTGGAACGAAACCAGCAAGACACCGAGGACAAGCACACGACAGCGGTAAGAGTCCTCAAGAACAGATTCTCTGGTGACACCGGGATCGCGACCAAGCTACAATTTAACATCCACAACGGTCGCATGGCCGAATACAACTTTGACTAACACCCTATGAAAAAACACCACATATTATACTTCGACATCGAAACAAACGCCATCGACTTCTGGCCTACCCTTGAGGGGCTTGAGGTTCTCCATTGCATCTCTATCTACGATCCTATCGCCGACCGGATGCACAGCTTTAACTCTGTTAAGGATGACCTCCAGGCTGGCGTCGATCTCCTTAACAACGCTCACAACATCTGTGGACACAACGCCATTAACTTTGATGCGCCGGCCCTACGTAAGCTAGGCTATGAGATCACGGCTAAGGTTGTGGACACCAAGGTCATGTCGAGTGTTATCCACCCGGACCTCATGACCGAGGACTGCCAGAAGAACGACGAGGATTTCCCGAAACACCTCCGAGGATCTCACAGCTTGAAGGCGTGGGGCTACCGCTTAGGTAACAAAAAGGATGAGCACGGGGACACTGAGGACTGGTCCAAGTGGTCGGAGGAGATGGAGAGATACTGCGAGCAAGACGTCCGGGTAACATACGATCTGTTCCTTCACTTTCTTGAGGGTAAACCATCGTCGGATATGTTACACCTTGAGCACAGCTTTGCTGAGTTAATGACGCAACAGGAGATGAACGGATGGCCATTCGATTCCGCTTCTGCTCACGACCTGACACGCACCTTGATGGCACGTCGAGCTGAGTTATCGGATGAGCTTCAAGACATGTTCCCGCCCACCACGGAAGAGATGCGGACCCCTAAAGGTTGGACTGTAGAAGTTGACGGGGTTGAGTTCAATGCACCAACCAAGGGCAAGCTCAAGGAAGTCTTAAAGGAAGCCAAGCTTAAGCAAGTCTATGCCAACGACGCCGTAAAGGACGGATACAAAACCAAGTCCATTCCGTTCAACCCGAACAGCCGGGACCAGATCGCGGAACGTTTGATCAAGATGGGGTGGCAACCTGAAGCATACGACGGGAAGCGACCTAAGATTGACGAAGCAGTCCTTAAAGGTATCCCGCTGCCCGAGGCTAAGTTACTGCTTGAGTATTTGTTAATCACGAAACGACTTGGACAGGTAGCAGAGGGACGTAACGCCTGGTTAAAGCTAGAGCGTGACGGAAGAATCCACGGAGAGATTAACACA